CCGGCTTTGAACCCGATCGTTTCCAGAAGTTCGCAATCGCAGCTATTGAGGCAGGCGAGTCAGTGCTTGTGACGGCCAAAACGGGCAGCGGCAAGACATTCGTCGGCGAGTATCAGATCGCCAAGTCGCTTCAGCGAGGTGGCCGCATCTTTTACACAACTCCCATCAAATCATTGAGTAATCAGAAATTCAATGATTTGAAGAAACTCTTTCCAGACGCATCAGTTGGCATCATGACAGGTGACATCAAGTTTCGTCCTGATGCCCAGATCATCGTCATGACGACCGAGATTTTGAGGAATCTCTTATTCAAGAAGGGTTCTTTGACCGAGTCTGTGGGGACCACGGCGGTCATGAGTCTAGATGGACTTGACTCGGTCATCTTTGATGAGGTCCATTACATCAACGACCGTGACCGAGGTCATGTGTGGGAGGAGACACTTATTCTGTTGCCGCCGTCAATCAAACTGATTCTTCTATCGGCAACTCTTTCATCTCCTATTGGCTTTGCTAAGTGGCTCGGCGAGTCTAAGAAGACTCGTATTTGGCTGATCAGCACTCTGTGGCGTGCTGTGCCTCTGGAGCATTATGTCTTGGACAGCGGAGCAGCTGACGGAAAGCGCCTGATTTACGACAGCAAGGAAACCTTTTATGGAGATGCGTATAGTGGCTGGCTTCTGAATCGCTCAGGTGCCTTGCTCGCCCACGACAAATTCAAGGAGAAGGTCAAGGCTCTGAAGGCCGGTGGTCATGAGGGAGCCATTGGCGGTAAGATGCGCCCCAAGGCATTCGAACATGATATGAATGCCTGTCTCGGCGACCTTCATGCGAAGGGGAACCTGCCAGCCATTGTATTTGTCTTCTCTCGCAAAGGCTGCGAGGCTCTAGCGTCAAAGGTTGAGCATACTTTCTTGGATTCCTCTGATGCTGCGGCCGTAGCTCATATCTGGGACTTCCATCTCGCCAGATACAAGGAGACCTTGGACAAGAGTCCCCAGACACATAAGTTGCGTGATCTGGCCATGCGAGGGATTGCCTTCCATCACAGTGGTCTGATGCCTTTCTTAAAGGAGATGCTGGAAATCCTCTTCTCTCGTGGGCTGACGAAGGTACTCTTTGCGACTGAAACCTTCGCCGTCGGAATTAACATGCCTACGAAGACGGTGATCTTTACGGCTCTTGATAAATTCACAGATGGTTCCGTTCGTCTCTTGAAGTCAGCCGAGTATATCCAGATGGCTGGTCGTGCTGGGCGGCGTGGGAAGGATGACCGCGGCATTGTGATTTATCTTCCACAGAGGGACCCCGTGAGAGTAGACGAGATGCGGCAGATTCTTTGCGGGAAGGCTGCGACATTTGGATCTCGGATGAACTTTCATTACGACTTTCTTCTGAAACTCTTGAATGCGGGGTCGAGCGATTCGAGCGGAAAAATAACAGAGAAGTCATTGATTCAAAGCAGCTACTGGTGGGCTCTGGAGAATGAAGAGTATAAGGCTGCGATTTCAGAGGCTGATGCTTTGCGAAAGAAGATTTCTGAGATTCATTTGACGGAAGAGCAGTTTTCAGATTGCCAAGTAAAGGCCGACTTGGAGGTGCGGATTTCACAGACGCAGAATGCGAAGAAAAAGGCTGCTCAAAGGGAGTTAGCGGCCTGGCACGAGGGGCATCGCGCTTCGCTTTGGGAGCCTGTGTTGGCTCGTTTCGCAAATATGCGAACCCTCCAAGAAAGCCTGTATCATATTCAAAATTCTTGCGAATCCATCCAGAAATACCTTTACCCTTCGGCCGACGACCGTAATATGCAAAATACTCTTCTTCGTCATCGGATTCTGGAGGAATGCGGATACGTAAGCGAGGGCGTTCTAACCCCGCAGGGTCTTCTTGCTTCAGAGGTGAATGAGGGCCATCCATTTATGATGACTCAGTTATTTCTACAACAGAAGGAAGGTCTTAACCCATTGAATCAAATCGACCTTCTTACCGTAATGGCACTCTTTCTGGGCGAACGGAGTTCAGACGCTGTTCAGCGACCTGATGACTTACATGTTCCTAAGCCTGTTGTTGATGCGCTCTGGAAGATGAATGAACTTTGTGTAAAAATGCTCGCAGTCGAGAAGAAGCATGGTCTTCCTTACGATGAGGCTTTCTGGGGCATGAGTCTAGAGTGGGTAGAGCCCGTTCACGCCTGGCTTCAGGGGGATGTCACATTCCCTGAGCTGGCGGCTACTTATGAAATCTTCGAGGGGAATCTTATGAAGGCGCTTCTCAAGTTGGGCGGACTTCTAGAGGAGTTTCAGGCGATGGCGACACTGAGTAGTGAAGTTGACATGCTAAAGATGCTGGAGGGAGCACGGCAACTCGTTCTACGAGATATCGTGATGGCTGAGAGCTTGTATTTGCGGATTTAAAAATCATATAAAACTTTCTAAGAGTCTAGGATATTTATAGACCGTGGCGAGAACGCCAATTGCCATCAGAGAATAAGCAACCACAAAGTTTTTTGTAGAAGTGCCTAATACCTGTGTTAAAAAAATGTCTATGAGACCCCAAATCGCAATCCACCATACAATTACCAAGGTGGAGATAAGTAAGAGGTTCATCTAATTCTAAAGACAATTCTTTCCTTCCAGTTTGGCTTTCCCCTGTCATCATACCAGTCGATGGAGACCTTGGTTCCTGTTTGAGGAGCTTCCTTTATCCCTTCGGACCCAAACAAACGCACCTTAATCGTCCTTTTCCAGACCGGAACATAGATTTTCACCTTGTCTTTGCTACTGATTACAGTCCCCTCTACATCTTTTGCATTTGCGAGTTCTGTCATGAAGAAGAAGTCGCGGCTGAAGGCTTTTGCTTGCTTCTGCCGCCGATTCAAGTGATCTACAAGCTCTTCTTTTGTACAAGTAGTCGCAAGACCCTTTAGAGCTCGCTGGTTCACCAAGTCGCAGTATCTGCGAATGGGAGAACTTGCGTAAGCGTATGCGTCTGCGTCAAGGCCGAAATGCTTTGATTCACCAGTTGGAAGACAGAAGGTCGCTGCCTCATAGGCCAGAATGCCAAAGGAAGGATCTATCGCAGTGAGCTGCGCAAGTTCCTCGGCCTTCGGTGCAGAATGCGACCTCAGAATACCTCGGCCTTTGGCCTTCAGTGCTTCTCCAGCCTTTTGATTGTAGAGAATCATCAGCCCTTGGACCCATTCGTGAGAGTTTCCCTGTGTGATGTCCCTGATGACTTTGAGCTCTGGGTATTTGTGTAAAAGAGTATCTGCCTCGTCGTAAGTGAAGGATCGTGATCGGATGACGGTAGTCTCTAGCCATTTGAAGTCACTCATGCCATTTTCATAGCAATAGATGAACTGTAGCGACAAGGCAGGACGATGATCATCGGAACCGAGCGAGGCGGCGTCGACAACTTCTGGCGGAAACATAGGAGCCAGACACTCGCCTGTGGGTGAATAGAAGCTTGTGGCTCTTTTACGGGCTTGAATATCAATCTCAGAACCCTCTTCAATAAGAGATGCAACATCTGCGATGTTGATGCTGATTTGCCAGCGCCCTTCGCCGAGGCTAAGCAGAGTAAACGAATCATCTACATCTCTACATCCTGGAGGGTCTATGTTAAAGGTAAACCCCTCTAGCACAGTGCGCTTTGTCATGATACTTAGCCTGCTTACCGCAGATGGTCCTTTATAAGGCCGGAGCTCCTTCTTACAGTCATAGGCATAGTTTGCGAGAAGGAGAGCGACTTCTGATTCTGCGGTAGGTTGCCCGAGATTTTGAATGAGGACACCTTTCTGTAGGGCTTTTTCTGACGGTCGTTCTGCGTCTGCTTTGCAGACAATAGCGTGAACATTGTGGAAGAGATCGCGTTGGCTACAGCTGACTGCAAGAGGAGCGTGAAGCTTGTCATAGGGGATGAATCTAAATATAGGAACACCTCTACTTGTGATGCCGTAACGCACCTTTGAGGTGAGTTCAAGAGTACCTGGGATCCAATCGCACATTGACAGTAGAGGGACTTTACTTCGCTGGTGTTAAAAAATTCAATTTTATTTGCTTCTGCTTATGACGACTAAGCAACCAGCTTCTTCTCCCACTTGATGTTCTGGGAGTGTCTCTCATTAAGAATATCATGAGGTATGAACAAATACCTCATAAGATGCGAGTCGTGTAAAGTAATGTGGCAAGTAATAGAAGAATTCCAGCCAGGAATTTCGTTAAGTTTATTCTTTGAGAAATATGAGATAATATCTTTGATATTTGATGTCTCGTTAAAGAACCACTCATTATTATCAGCAACTGAGAATACATCATTGCATCTGAGTTCTACGGTTCCAACAATCTTATGGCCACAGAACATATAATCAAATGTTCCCAGCCATGTCTGCTTGAATACATCAGGGCGAAGCTCCTTCATCTTCTTACGAATCTTACGCAGCTGTTTCTGAGCCTGAGATTCCATAATATTCATCTTCACTAAGATTGGCAAATACTTCAGATCATCTTTATCATATGTAGTTCTTAGACATAGGATAAACAGGATAAGGATCATTATTGCATAGGGGTTTGTTGCGGCTTTCTGGTTATACAAAGCGACCTCCATTGTGGGACTCATGTGTTAAAAGGTAGTACTTTCAATTTTATCATTTGTTGGGCAGTTTGGCCCTTTGGCCCTTTGGACTCAATGGCTAAAAATAGCAGATGCGCCGAATGAGTTTTCTGGCTTGAGGAGAATCAATGGGGATCGAGCCAACATCTCTATATCTCGTAAGCTCAACATTACAGCCATCTGTAGGACTTCTCAAAATGTGGTTATAGTTATAATGTAGGCGACGAATGTAAATAAAGCCATTATCCATATGATAATTTAGAACAAGAGGATCTCTGAGCTCAACAGTTGTTGTTTTTACAAGAGCAGCCTGTGAATAATGTGAGCGGTTCAAGGGTAGAACTACTGAGTATATATCCATCTTACATATAATTGTTTTAGCGGTTTATGTGTCCTTTTGCCCACTTAGTGGCTAAAAAGAACCAATCTGGTAAGAGCCATATCCAGCGGAGAGCGCAACTGCCAGATGAATCGTAGAATGCCAGAAAGTGGATTCATTATAATTAGGAGACCAAGCAAGCGCCTTGTTATGATATCCATAATGGTATACTAGTGCTGTGTAAGAGGTTACTGGTATTCCTAAGTAAAGAACATTATATGTATAAGCATACCATAGATATACACTTGTTAAATAATAGCAAGCGGCAATATCTACATATAAAAATCTCTTATCTTTGGTAGAATGATAAATAAGTGATGTCATTAAAATAGAAACAGAAGCAGAATATGCGAGCCACTGTCTGTTATATGCGCACATCGTAACAGGAAGAGCAAACGCCGTACTAGAAGCAATTAAATAGCCATTTTGCATTTTTATACAGTCAGCAAAAAATTGAAGCTGTTTCACGCAGTAAAGTCAGTCCCCAAAATGACTTTCGAGTATCTGCGCACGGCTGATGGAGAGTTCCAGTGCCCCCATTGCCCTTTTACCAAGAAGAATCAATCCACCGTCCACATGCACATCAAGGCTAAGCATAGTGGAACCTTCAAGCACAAGTGCGCTCACTGTAATTATGAAACATCTGCTAAGCAGACGCTTGATAATCATATTTCTGCCAAGCACCCTGATGAAGCACAAGCTAAGGAGAAGGAGTATATTTGTCCTGAGACTTGCTGCGCCTTTGAGAGCCTTACTAAGGCTGGCCTTCGTTCCCATTACCTGTTGAAGCATTTGCCTCTAGAAACGAATAAGTTTCTCGGAAAGAATAATGCTGGCGAGATTCAGTGCACCCACTGTGGCTCAGAGTTCAAGTCTAAGCCTTCCTATATCTATCACGTTGTCAACTGTTTGCCTGAGAATGTAAAGGCATCTGCAAATGCAAAGGCGGGTCTTTGTATCTAATGGGAAGCGGAAGAATCAAACTTTTTTTCAGGCGCTATGCTGTTCATCTCTTGCGCCTGAAGAATAATAGAATATATGTGATATCCTAGAGCCGAGAATGCGAGCAGTGCAAGAATTTCAAAGGCCCATCTTGGCGTATCATAGCCTTTGCTGCCAATGAATATCAGAAGTGGTGCGACAGCAAAAACATGTATGGCATTGACCCATAGACTTGGAGAATTTGCCTTCCACTTTATGAAAGTTTTGTAGCCGTGATAGACTAATAATATAATACCTAAGCCAGATAATACAGAGAATATCCATGGCTGGATTTGTCCTCTCACAATGGCCACATAGAGTAAAAAGGGAACGACCACAAGAATATGAAATATGTTGATTGGTAGGCTCATCTTATACTAGTATATACTTTTGTAACATTTCTTCGGCATGCTCTAGCGCCCCTTCAATCCACGCCTGCTTCAGACTATAACTTTCTCCACAAACATATAGATCTGGAAGCTTTTGAATAGGACACATGATCTTATGACTTTCTTCCTTAGGGTCATAGAGACCGGGCAACCAATAGGTACAACCATGCTGCCAGTAATGACTCTTGAAAAATGTTGGTGACTCAATCTCAGGAAACATTTCTCTGAGGTCCCCCATTATGGCATGGCAGAGGGCTTTATCTCCACCTTTATCATAAATCTTCTTCCAAACTTTAGTATCATCGGCATCTGTGTAAGAGGTCATTAATGTATGTTTTCCAACAGGTATTATATATCTAAGTCTGGAATCTGTGATGGTCTTATTCATCGTAATGGGTTGTTTAAAAACACCGTAAGTTCTCAAGAGTGGTTTCATTGTCAGATGTTTTAGAATAGGGAGATTACTAAAAGGCTTGATTCCTCTTAGCGCATCAGAATGAACAGCAAGAATTGCCTTATTTGCCGTAATCATTCGGTATTTACTGTGTTTATCAGTGATTTCAAAATATAATGGATCTACTGATACGAGGCGATGATTATAGAGAAATTTGACACCTCTTTTTTGTAAAGTGGCTTTGATCCTTGTAGTTAATTCAGAAAGTCCTTCTTTCACCACATAAAAGTGTTCATTGGAACCCATCTCATTCTCAAATGATTTCACTGCAAGATCTGCTCTCAGACTTGATACTTCTGCGTTATAGGGGAATCTGTGTAAAAGGGATTCATTTAAGACTAGGTCCTTGATTGTATGAGTTGCGAGAACCTTGGGTCCCAAACTTTTCAATGAAGTGACTAAGATTTCTGATAGTGATGGCCAGATATCTTCCTCCGCATGATTATTGGAATGCCACTCAGCGTTGCCTGAAATAGGTATTGTTGTTAGTCCGTAGTCTTTCAGATATTTCATTATCATGGTATGTGAACCGTGAATTCTACCGGCTCCTGCTTCCCATACCGCTTCGTTTTTGCCTTTGAAAGTGAAGATTCTGCCGCCAGTGTAATTATATATCTCGGCGATTGCGATTTTGGCTTTGGGAAAAGCCTTGGATATTCGAAGAGCACAGTGTAGACCGGCTATTCCAGCTCCAACAATAAGATAATCATACTCCATCTACCGTGGAGTGCCGAATTTAGATTAACACTTGACCCTGTAAACGCCAAGACAATAAGGGTGGTGGCTTATAATAAATAGAATTTGGATACTTAGATCTGAATATTTCATTGCCAATCTTAGAGCCAATAAAGTAACTCATCATACATCTATATGCAAAGATCTCCATCTATTAAATTAATGATGTATCGAGTTAAAGTGGACATGTGGTCTAAACATAAATCATAAATTAATTACAATGTCAGTCTTTGATGAGGCCGCTCTTAAGAATGAATATCACAGTTGTGAAAAGCAGGATTACTTGGACGATCTCAAGAAAATTGTCATTGAATCTAAAGTTCCTCTAGAAGGCAACTCCTTTTACATACATCAATCACTAAATCTGTATCCCGATTTATATACAAAACAATTGAATCTGTTTTGGTGTGGGAAACAGGCAACTCGAATCTGTGAAATAGGATTTAATGCAGGGCATTCTGTTTTATTAATGCTCTTAGGAAGAGACAAAACGCCCATAGATTTTACTATATTTGATATAGGCGAGCATGTGTATACAAGGCCTTGCTTTGAATATATGAAATCAAAGTTTCAGCATGTTAGATTCGAATTTATAGAAGGTGATTCAACCGTCACAATTCCACAATGGATTGAGGCACGAACGCCAGAACTATACGATGTTATTCATGTGGATGGAGGGCATTCTGAACATTGTATTACGAATGATATGAAAAATGCTGATCGTTTAGTTAAGATGAATGGTATAGTAATTATAGATGATACAAACTGTGATTATATCAATAAATGTGTAGACCTTTATTTATCTACTGGAAATTACATTGAGTTAAATGTCCTTAAGACAAAGGGATATCCTCATAGAATTATAAAGTGTATTAATAGATGTATATCTTCCTCTTAAAAGATACGAAAGTTCGATTTGTACTATTTGACATAAAAGAAGCACTTGAGAAAGGGATTCTTTTAGGTTTGTATATTGTTAGATTACGCGTGTTAGAAGGAGGTGAGGCGCGTGAGATGCTTATTTACTCTCCACCAGCTGCTTCTTAATCCATGTGGCCACCTTCGCAGTGTCACTGCTCACTAGATTTTCTATTTTCTTTGAGGGGAACATGATTAGCATGTGGGGAATCGACTTAACTTGGCAGAATCCTGGTGTATACTTATTCTCATCTATGTCACACTTGTATATGGTCAAGTCAGGGAATTCTTCCTGAATAAAAGGCCAGTTCAGCCTTGTGCAGGCTCCGCACCAAGTGGCTGTGAAATAGATTAGAATAGGAGCTGTGAGCTTTTGTTCCCTGTATAAATGCTCAAACTCCTCTTGGGTTCGGAGGGGAATCATTGAGCCAGTATTCGCGTCGTGAGACATTTCTAAACGAACCGAGAATGAATCCGCCTAACAAAACCGCACCGATTACACCACCGCCTAGATAGTCTAGTGGGTCTAACTCAGTGCGAGCTCCTCCTGTATGGATTGCGTTGCGAGCTTCTGCTTCCTTACCTTGAACTGGTGTATTAGGAGCACTGGCTGGAGGGGCAGTGGGGATAGGATGTGCAGCGGAAGAAGCTGCAGAAGCTGTCGCAGCTGTGGCAGTTGCCGCATCTGCCGCACCCGTTGCAATAGATGCAGCTTTTGCTTTGGCATTTTTTGCCGCTTGACTAGCTGCTGCCAATGGATCTGGAATACTTACAGGAAGTCCAGGTAATTTACCTCCAGCTGCAAGAGCACCTAGGCCAGCCGCTCCAGGTATAGGGAGACCACCAGCAACACCTGCCGCCGCCTTTGCCATCATTTCAGCTCTTCCCATTGGTGTTAAAGAGTAGATTCCACTACCAACACTCTTGAATGCTCCAGATACATATGTATAAACAAGTACAATAATATCGGTCGCTGGCTTCAATACATTCGTCACAGCTGTCATAGGGCTTTGTGAAGGGCAAGGAGGATCTTCCTTGAATCCCACAAAGCCATTCAAATTACATTGCTTTGAATTAAAGAATAAATCAGAAGGAACAACAAACATAATTATATAATCATATATCACTGCGAATATGTAGGCGAGCGATACAAGAGCCAATGCAGATGGATATATTGAATAAATTAAGTCACTTGCAGCAGCTGGTAAAAAGAACCAGAGAATTCCAAATATAATAGTAAATACCACGGCAAAGATAATACCTGCGAATAAATACAAAAATCTCGTTACTGCTCTTTCTCTATTTCCTCCAATTATGTGTGCCAAAGGGGATAATGGGACGAATAGATTATACAGGATGAAGAACCAAGGTGTTGGAGCCGTATATTCATCCTTTGGACATCTCTTGGGCTTTTCTTTTTCTTCGTCTCCATTCTTGGCATTATCAGCAGGCGCACCAGAGGTACTAGAAGCATCTCCATCTCCACCTCTCTGTAGAACTCTTGCTGCAGCAGCAGCTGCTGCCACTGCACTAGCAATCACCACATCATCGTCATTTTCGGTGATCTCAGGGTCATCAGGCTCTCTCCACATTCCTTGGGCCAATCCTAGAGCTCCCCACGGATGACCGAGGCCAAATTCATTCAACTCTTCGAATTTTTCTCCATAGCTAGAAAGCTGAATTAAGTCATAAAACCATGGATATCCACATAAAAGAATATTTGTCAGAAAAAAGATCATACCTGTTTGAGGAGATCTTAGCATATAGTGGTGTAAGCCAAGTGCTCCAAATACAAGGGTAAACCACCACATTCCAGATTTGGTATATTGTTTGGCCTTCCAGAAATCATAACGGGTATGGGATACAGCGGGGAATTCCCAGACCATGCTAATGCCGGAAAAGTTTTAAAAGTGAAGAACTTCTTGTATCTGGTCTTGAAGAGCCGCCTTAAAATCTGTGGGGAAACATGAGTGATTAAAGAAAGTTCCTACAGGAATTTGAAGAGGTAAATCTGGGACTCCATTGGACATACGAACACCAAATCGGTCAAAGTCTAGAAGAATCACTTTCCCATCATGTACGAACAAGTCAAAGTCCCACGCAGCATAACCTATCTCCCAGAGCTGAACCCATAGACGAACGAGCTCAATCTTAACATTTCTAATGGTTTGGATGTCTGTCATTCTACAACAATCTGGCTCACTAAGAATAAGAGGATGGCGAGTAGAAATCCTCTCCATTTTGTATTTGTTAGGATTTACATCAGAAAGCAGAGGCACTCTGATGTAATCGTAATTTCCTTGGTCAATTATACTTTGTATAATACGGTGAATAGTCATCTGAAGCTGAATAGGATGACCTGTTGCGCGACGAGTCTTCTTCTCAACTGACCGCCCACGAGCAATAATAATGCCGTGAGAACCGTAATCCATGGTGACTGTATAAATGTAAAGCGCTACCTTTCAATTTTTTATATTCTGAATAAAAGTCCTCCAAAGCCGTCAACAACACGCAAGACATTGTGATTTAGCGCATAGATACGAACATTTGCAGGGCCTCTTCTGGGGCTTACTGTATTATTGAGTTCTATCTGTAATGTCATGCTGTCTATGCGACTGGCATTCATGCTTCCACTTGGCTGAGTATCTTCAGGGCGGAAACAGAATGAATAAGAATATACGAAGTCATCAATGGGAACTACAGTATGGTATTGATATGGCTGAACGAGTCTGAAATAATCCGCATTTCTCTTGTCAAAACGATCAAAGCCTTCTAGACGCAAGAGTGCCGTATTGATAAGATTTTGGAAGACTGATGTGCTTGATGCAGAGACAAATTCACCAATCGACAGATTCGTATAATTGAACCACTGGTGCGCATTAACGGCTACAGATCTCTGTATGACCCAATAAAGCTCACGGATAGGATGGTTAAATTCCATGGGAACTTGGACAGTAGAGGCCGTCGCATCGATTGGGAAACTGTTCGTAGTCTGGACCTGTTCAATGAGATACTCGTGTGAGTTAGACACAAAGCGGCGTCTTTCATCAATATCCAAATGGACAAAATCGCCATATAGATTCATAGATGTAATGGAAGCAGATGTAGCTGATATATCACAGACATCGGAAGCTTGAGGAGTATCGACAATAAACATTTGCTGTAAAGGACGTAGTGTGATATTGATACGAACTGGGTGGTACTGTAAAGCGATTAGAGGGAGAGCTAGACCAGGATTCTTACAGAACCAGAATCGTAGTGGAACATATAGGAACAAGGGGCCATAAAGGCTTACGGAACTTGCAGGAGTATTTCCCTGTGATGCGCCAGTAGTCTTACCAATCATATTGTTCCACGCCTGCTTTTTGTCTTCCGTAACTATGTAATTTGATGTAAGTTCCATCCATTCGCCGGTTTGTTTGTCAATCTCTTGTTCCCCAATTTCTATACTAATTTCTTGTATCAATGCGTGAGCGGTTGCGTTTGTGTAAGAGAGTGGGGCGCCAGTCTTTGAGTTTTTTAATGCCGGAAGTTCTATCTCTAACCACAATGGACCGAGAAGATCTCCCTTCCTTGGTATGACCGTTGTTATTTTTCGACCGAAATCTGCTTGATTGTCAAATTGAATCAGGGAAGATTCCATTGCGAAATTTGTATAACGCCGATAGACCATCTTAAACCATGTAATTTGAGGATTACCGGTTAGGAAGACATCTTGTTTTCCCTGAGCCACAAGTTGTAGCAATCCTCCTCCTTGCGTCATCTGATTGTGTGAATGATTCTCTTGAGAAATACAAACGCTTTTATACCGCTAAGCGCTTAAGTTAATAACTCCCCTTTCTAG